ATGAAAAAGAATATTCGGTTGAAAAGCAGTGTACTAGCTCTTGTAGCTGGTTTTAGTGTCATTACAACACAGGCTGTTTTAGCAGATGAATTAGCTGTCCAAATTATGGGAGTTAATGATTTCCATGGTGCGCTTGATACGACAGGGACAGCGCGATTGGAGGGGGAAACAGTTCGGAATGCAGGAACTGCAGCCTTACTTGATGCTTACATGGATGATTCGCAAGCAGAATTTGAAGAAACAGCAGCAGAAACAGAAACACCTGCAGAGTCTATCCGTGTTCAAGCCGGAGATATGGTTGGTGCAAGTCCATCGAATTCTGGACTTTTACAAGATGAACCAACTGTAAAAGTCTTTAACAAAATGGATGTTGAATATGGTACTTTGGGGAACCATGAATTTGATGAGGGACTTGATGAGTATAACCGTATCATGACTGGTGAAGCTCCAAAAGAAGGCCAGTTTAATGAGATTGTAGATAATTATACTCATGAAGCAGCCAAACAGGAGATAGTTATCGCTAACGTTATTGACAAAGAGACGGGTGAAATTCCGTATGGCTGGAAACCGTATGCTATTAAGACCATTCCTGTAAATGATAAAGAAGCAAATATTGGCTTTATTGGTGTAGTTACGACAGAAATTCCTAATCTTGTTTTGAAGAAAAACTATGAGCAGTACACTTTTTTGAATGAGGCAGAGACGATTGCAAAATATGCGCGTGAGTTAGCTGAAAAAGGTGTAAATGCGATAGTTGTACTGGCTCACGTCCCAGCTACAAGCAAGGATGGTGTGGCTGATGGTGAAGCTGCGGATATGATTGCTAAGCTAAATGAAATCTATCCTGAACACTCAGTTGACCTTGTGTTTGCCGGTCACAACCATGTCTATACAAACGGTACAACAGGTAAAACCTTGATTGTACAAGCTACCTCACAAGGTAAGGCTTATGCAGATGTTAGAGCTGTTTATGATACAGATATTGCCGACTTTAAAGAAGTTCCGACTGCGAAAATTATTGCAGTGGCACCAGGGCAGAAAACACCAAGTCCAGAAATTCAGGCGATTGTAGACGAAGCAAATACCATTGTTAAAAAAGTAACAGAGCAAAAAATTGGTTCGGCTAGTCAAGCGACAGATATTTCTCGCGAGGTAAATGAATTTAAAGAAAGTGCTGTGGGTAATTTAGTAACATCGGCTCAATTAGCTATTGCTAAGAAATCAGGTTATGATGTTGACTTTGCAATGACCAACAATGGCGGGATTCGGGCAGATTTGAAGGTCCAAGAGGATGGAACAGTTACTTGGGGAGCAGCACAAGCTGTTCAACCATTTGGGAATATCCTACAAGTCGTTCAAATGACAGGTGAGCAGATTTATACAGCCTTAAATCAACAATACGATGAAGGCGAAAAATATTTCCTTCAAATGTCTGGAATTAAATATATCTACACGAAAGCAGATAATCCAACGGAAGAAAATCCTTACAAGGTTGTTAAAGCCTTCAAAGAAGATGGAACAGAGATTGTTCCGACAGAAACCTATACACTTGTCATCAATGACTTCCTATTTGGCGGTGGGGATGGCTTCTCGATTTTCAAAGAAGCTAAACTGATTGGCGCTATCAATCCAGATACAGAAGTATTTGTTGAATATTTGACTGATTTAGAAAAAGCAGGTCAAACCATTAGTGCAACTATTACAGGTAGAAAAGCATTTGTAGAGGAGTACGTAGAAGAACCAAAAGCAGAAGAAAAAGGAGATACTGCTGGGACAACTACCGATACGAAAACACCTGAAAAAGTAAGCGACGGTGGCGATAGTGTGGCAAATCAGAAAGCAAACGAGCAACCGGCACCATCTGGAAGTGTGGCTCCTATTTCAAATAAGAAAGCTAAAAAAGCATCAGGAAATCAAACACTTCCAAATACCGGTCAAGAAGCCCTAGGCTCCCTTCTTATTAGCTTGGGTGGCTTAGTTTCACTCGGAATGGCTGTCTCAATGAGACGTAAGGAAGGGGAATAGGAATCAAGAATAAAAAACGACAAACTTTCGAAGTACATTCTAGAATTACTTCTTTTAGAGACTATTATGAGAGAAATACATAAAAACAATTGTGTTTCATCTTAGAGTAGGTTCTGCTTTTTGTAAAAATTTGAAAAAAACTTATATAACCTTGCTCTTGCAATCTGCTCTCTTCTAGTGTACAATAGAGAAGCAGACTTCCCTTAGTTAAATGGATATAACAAATTCCTCCTAAGAATTAGTTGCAGGTTCGATTCCTGCAGGGGAGATGAAAATACAACAAAAACCCTTGATACACAAGGGTTTTTAACTTTCTCGCCCCAAATCTGCCCCAAATTTTTCCATTAAATTTCTGACTTTGTCGAATGATTCTTCTTGTTTTGCCTTGAATAAGTGCGAATATGTTTTCAATGTTTCGGTCGCATCCTTGTGTCCTACTAACTTGGCAATGGTCACAACGTCCACGTCATGATAGATTAGCCAGCTAACGTAGGTATGACGTAAGCCGTGTACATTAAATGTTTGACGTGTCTTTTTCTTTAAAATTTTATTTTCGCCAGTCCCCGTCAATTTGGTAAACAATCTTTTATCTGGATTGTCTATATATCCAACTTTCATGTACTCGTCGTATGCTTTCAGCCACTCACTATCAAATGGCACATCTCGTTCTGATTGCGGATTCTTAGTAGGTCCCCAACCTTTCTTCTTTCCGTAAACCTTGTAAGTCCTGCGGATTCGTAAACACATATTTTCGCGGTCAACGATAGGCTCTGTAATGCCTGCTGCTTCCGAGAAACGAAGTCCGGTTTTTCCGATAGTGTACAGGAAGAAGTGGGACTGGTACTTAATTGTCTTTCGATAATCTGTGATTACTTGTTCGTATTCATCAAGTTCCAAGTACTTATCCTCCTCTTTCTTGGATTCGACATCGGAGAAAATCTTGACAATTTCGGTAAAATCTTTTTTTAAAATTCCCTGGTGGATAGCAACTTTAATTGCTGCTCTTATATGCGAATTGAACCTTTTGACACTATCTTTCACATAACATTTTGCCAATTCGTTTATAATGTTTTGATAGGAGGTGGCGTTTATTTTCGAAAGTTTCGTTTCATGGAAATATCTAGTAATTAGCTTAAGGGTGTATTCATACTTGCCAAACGTTTCTGGTCCGACATGAGGCTTCTTGTGGATAAGCATCCATTTTTCAAAGTATTCCGCAAGGGTGATATCCTTATCTTCGACAATGCCATCAGACAGCTCGATTTCAGCTTGTGATGCTGCCTGGACCGCTTCAGACTTAGTCCTAAAACCAGACTTTGATTTCTGCTTGTATGAGCCGTCTGGGGCTTTGTAGGAGATACGGTATTCCCAACCGTTATCTCTTTTTCTAAAATATGCCATTGATTTACCCTTTCTAATTTGATAAAATGGGTATAGTAAAGAGACCTACTGCAAAGCAGGTTTTTACTATACGGAATTACCCTACACTCAAGCTTTGGTCGGCGGAGAGTGTGGGGATTTTTTTGTTATTCGATATCTAATTGCAAGACTTCTTTGATTTTTGCTTTTAACTTGTCCAAATCTGTCTGGTCGAGTTGGTAGGCTGGTTTGTAGATTTTCTGGAATAGTGCCTTTCCTGATTTGTCAGTGAGGGGAACTCCAGAGGAGTCTACTTGCTTTTTGGTCTTGTAGATGATTTTGCGTTTGTCAATTTCTTGTATTTTTCGGACATAGGCGTAGGCTTTGGGTTTTGATGGTGTGTCTTGGTATTTGGTATTATCCAGCGTGATACCACCTCGGTACTTTTTACCTGCTTTTTTACCTGTTAATGGTACAGCCAAGAGTGTGCCGTCTGTTTTATCGGGCGGTGTCAGAATGATAGCGTAGTGCTTGCCGTAAAATTCATTTCCGCCTTTTTGTGTGAAATTGACAAGGTAGACTTCTCCTTGTTGGAATGTCATGGTAACTCCTTGATAAAAAATAAGGTGCACTTAGAAAAGTACACCAGACTGTTTGTCCTTGACGAACAAGGCTTTATAAATAAATATCGTATCCTTGACGAACAAGGCTTTTGACTAACCTCATTATACCAAAATGAGTGAAATAGTCAAGGATATTTATTTCTGGTGTTGAATTTACCTCTCCCTATACACCTCCACGACTTCGCCGATGGTGCGGAGAGTGTGGGGATTTTTTTGTTTTTTTGTAAAATAGCAAAAAAAGCAGCCATGAAAAACATGACTGCCGTACGGTATGGGACTAAATCCCGAATGTAAACTTTATGAGGCTTTACCTCTAATACAGTCATATTTTATACTTTTTTTTGATTTTTGTAAAGTATTTTGGTTAGAAATACAATTCTTTAACTTTTGCATTGATGGCGTCAAGAGTTTCTGGTGATACTTTTATCTTTCCTACAGGGTCTAAGGGGTTCTTTTTGAGTATCCTATCTTTGCTAATGGTTTGTAGGCTGTCGCATTTTGCGAATGATTGCTTGAGGTATTTACCATAGTAGTCGATGACTTCTTTTAGATTTGAAATAGTGATTTGGAACTCTTCACTTGAAGTGTTTTTCTCAGTTATCTTCTGTTCTAGTTTAGCAAATTCTTTGTCTATGTACTTAAATGATTGTTGACCAATTATTTCTTGTAATGGAACAGTGTTGTCATTTTCTTTGGAAGTGATTGGGATGACTGTCAATGTCTTTTTGTACGGTGAATCTGTTTTATCAAGTACTATAGCCCAATGATTGTTTGATAACTCTCCACCAACGTTTACTCCAAATTCAACAAAGACTAGTGAACCACGATTAAACTTCCAATATTTCCTTTTGGGATTTTCTGCCTCGTAAAGATACTGCTCTGATTGTCTTTTGACAGCAGGGGCTAGGAAGCGGTATTTGGTGGAGGTGTGTTTTGCCTTGCCAAGTTTGTATAATTTTTCTACTTTGATGTAATTTTGTTTGGCATTCTCAAAGTATGGATTTTCTTTCATAAAAATCTCCTCCCTACCTATCCCTATACACCTCCACGACTTCTCCAATAGTTCGGAAGTCGGTGTCTGCTGTGATTGGGATGTTGTCATAGTCTGGGTTCAGGCTGTGGAGGTAGGCGCCTTGGTCTGTGATGCGGAGTTGTTTGATGTAGGCGTCGCCGTTATAGGCAAATACTCCGATGTCGCCGTCAGATAGATCTACTGATAGTTTGACGAATATATAATCGCCTGAGTGGTATTCTGGTTCCATGGAGTCTCCGTAGATGGGGACAACGAAGTCGGCGTCCACTTCAATAGGTAATTCGATAGTCTCAACTTTTACATCATTCAGATACTGACCTGTGCCAGCGGAAGCGGGTTGGTCGTAATAGTTGTAGGTGTGGTAGGTGGCTTGCAGTTCGTTTACTGTATTCTTACTGTCTGTTACTGTATTTTGTTTATCTAGAAGCTCGCTAGAGTAGCGTAGCACGTTTTTCTGGTTAGGTTCGGTTAATTGCACCACCTTGTCCGAAATCTGCTCTACGAGGCTGTTAGGGGCTGTGGTGGGGGTGGGGTGACGCTCAGGGAATAAATCATCAATAGAAACACCAAAAACATCGGCTAAATCGAACAACGTATCTTTCTTAGGTGAGCGAAACCCCTTTTCATAGTTTGCCACCGTTGTATGTCCCATCCCTAATTTTTCAGCAAGTTCTTTTTGAGTGAGGTTGATTTGTGTTCGGTACTCTTTGATGCGTTGACCAATATATCTTGCTAACTCTTTTTCATTCATTGTGTTAGCCTCTTTCTTTTTTTATAAGATGATTATATCACATAGTTTCACGAAAAGAAAAGTTTTTTGTGTTTTTCGCAAAAAAACTGTTGACACTTCACGAAAAGTGAAGTATAATATAATCAAGGTCAGGGAAATGACCGAATAAAAAGCCCATAAGGGCGGAAAGGAGGGACGAAATGTGAGTCTTACCAATTTTCTACTGGCATTGGTCCTATTTGAACTTTCAGGGGTTTGTTATGCGTTTCTAGTGATAGGTATTTGGGACCATTATAGTTTTTCATATCCTCGTCAAATACTTTTAAAGTGGCTGATGATATGTCTGGCAAGTTTAGTTCTTTTGATAACTTGGTTCCTTCTTGCAATAGCTCTCTTATGATGTACTCGTAGAGTTCCGAAGCTCTTTGGGCAAAACGTTCGTAATCATAATCGTATTCTTCGCCAACGTACATCCTTGTAGCTGTTACTGAATTTTGTGTATAGTCAGAATAGCACATAGCAACTTGTACTGGTAATTTCTCGAAATTTTCCATCAATAAATCTGACAAAAGATCTCTACTGCCTTGAGTATATGCAGGGAATGCAACTTGCCAATAATAGCTTTTTTCCATAAAGTTAGATGCGTGAAACCATTTTAACAGTGGAACATATAACGAGAGATAAATTTCTTTCTTATGCTCATACTTAGCTTGTTTTAACTGAGTTTTCCTACCCAACCAGTTAGATACAAAGATGGAAGTAATTGAGACGACAGCGGAGATTCCAGATGCGATTAATGGGATTACAAGAGTTAAGTTATTCATTATTTTCTCCAATCATTTTACAAACATTATACAAAATTAGGAAGGGGTGGGAAAGGTGAATGAAATCCTGAATGCCGAAAAATATACCTCATTGGTCGTAGAGACGGAAGAAGGTAAAAAAATAGCAGAAATCACTTTAACGGAAGCAATTCCTGCTGAAGGCTATGTAGTTCGACTGACGCCAAAATATGATTAACCTTTTGGTGGGTATGGGTCGTTACCATATGAATTGCGTTCACGTATTTGTCCATTTGGACGATGGATAAATAGTTCTGAACCTTGGTTCTTAGCGATGTCACGGGCAATCTTTGTAGCTTCTGCTTGTGTGGCTACGTGTTTGGTTGCACGACTATTGCCAGCACCTTTGACATCCCAGCCACCGTTTTTATTCGGAACGACGTGTTGGTTTTTCGCCATATTCTTCTCCTTCCTATCAAGATTTTATGAATAAAAGATGTTGGGTTATTCATGAGAATATTATAGCACGAATTACCAGATATAGTATTACAAATATTTTACATTACTATATCTAGTACTTTACAAGGAGGGTATTATGTGGGAAAAACTACAAAAAATATTGGTAGAACGAGGTCTGACAGTCGTTGACTTGGCAAAAATGGCAGGTATTCCAAAGACGAGTATCTACAATGCCAAGTATCATGATATCGGCTTTGAAAAAATGGAAAAGATTGCTGACGCTTTAGATGTCAGCCTAGATGAATTTAGAAAGGGGTGAGGGGGATTGCAAATTATTCTGTATGGTTTGCGTAAAAAAGCAGGGTTATCTCAAGCTGATATGGCTAATAAATTAGGGATTTCCGAAGCTTCGTATAGACAAAAAGAATTAGAACAGTCTGAATTCAAACTTACTGAAATGTTTAAAATCGCTGATATTCTTGATAAAGATATTAGCGATATATTTACAAAAACAACTTCACGAAAAGTGAAAACACAACCAAACTAGAAAGGAGAAGGGGATGAACGAACTAGAAAGAACAGCCCTCAATGAAATACTGAGGACTGTGACATATATTGCGGAGAAGGTGGATGAACTTGACGCTAAGATTTCTTTGAGCGATTTACAAGTTCTTGAGCATCAAGAAAATTGAGTTTCATTTCCATGTAGTGAATAACTCCGTGAAGGTAATTTTTGAGATGAGAAAAATCTTTATCAGGATTATTTCTATAGTAATGACCTTCGTCGTTGCCAATATAAGCAGATGCAAGTGCAAATGTTTTAAGGTCATCATCCTTGATATATTTTTCGATAACCTGTTTTAACGGCATTTTAATGATTTTATCTTCGTCATCAGGATTTGTGACAATAGAGAAATCTTTAACAAAAAACTCAAGTGCCTTTCGATAGCCGATTCCTGCGATGTGGTCGAGTTGTTCATGTTCTGCTTTTAGGGCTTGAACATAGATTTGTTTACCGATTGGGGAAACTAATTCTACATCGTCAGAAATAGGTATATCACTTGGGAGGCTAGGAGTAACTTTAAGATGTTCGATTTCGTATTTATCGGTGTAGGAATTAATCCGATGCCTTGTTGCTATAAATTCTTCTGTCCAGAAGTGCTTACAACCTAAGCATCTAAATGTTAAGACCAAACTTGTTTTTTCTTCGCCGAGAGGAAAATAAGAAGAGTTCACCAGATGTGGATTGGTTGGTTTTTTACAATTTGGACAGATATCATCGATAGTTACAGGTCTAGAAACAGAAGAATTTATTTTTGCTTGAAATATCATAATATTTCTCCAATCGTTTTTATTTTAATTATATCAAATCAGAAAGGAATTTTATGAACGAAATTATCAACGTTAGTGTGAATGATAATCAAGAGCCTGTGGTGTCTGGTCGGCAGTTGCATGAGGCTTTGGGTGTCAATTCACGATATACAACTTGGTTCGAAAGAATGACCGAGTATGGATTTGTCGAAGGTCAGGACTTTCTCCCAAATTTGGGAAAAAGTACGGGAGGTCGCCAAGCGGTTGACCACATTATCAAGCTAGACATGGCCAAGGAAATTGCTATGATTCAACGGTCTGACCGTGGCAAGCAGGTACGACAGTACTTCATCCAAATAGAAAAGGACTTCAACAGTCCAGAGAAGATTATGGCACGAGCTCTGCTATTGGCTGACAAGAAGGTGCATCAGCTGGAAGCACAGATTGAGGCGGATAAACCCAAGGTGCTATTTGCAGACGCTGTGAGTGCTAGTCACTCATCTATCTTGGTTGGAGACCTAGCTAAGCTTATTAGCCAAAACGGATTTAAAATCGGTGCTAATCGCTTGTTTGCGTGGTTGCGTGAGAATGGCTATCTGATTAAGCGCAAGGGCAGTGATTGGAATATGCCAACGCAGAAGTCTATGGAACTAGGTCTATTTGAAATCAAAGAGACGACTATCACACATGCTGACGGTCATATCTCAATTAGCAAAACTGTAAAAGTTACAGGTAAAGGTCAGCAGTATTTTATCAATAAATTTTTGGCTGATGATGTTGCTTGAAAACCAAAAAAACCACTGCGGGAACAGTGGCTTACTAAAATTACATACTTGGATTATAACACACGAAAGCGAGGTTTGACAAGATGGATGACATTGCTGAAAGCCTCATATCACGATTTATCAGTCAACTAAAAGTCAGACTGGTAGAAGTGTTTGAGGTGTTTAACATAGAACTTGCGCTGCCTTTGCTACTCAACAGCAAGCAGTGCAAGAAGTTGTTGGGTATTGCAAATGAGACGGAATTCCAAAGGGTGTCACATCTGAAGGATTTCCCAAGAATTGATAAGAAAGGGTCGCACCCACGATTTCCACGAGATGCGGTGGTTGAGTGGATGCGTGTGAATTGGAAGTTGATATGACAGAAGCGATATTTACATTAGGAATTTTCGCTCTGCCGATTTTGACGGCAGCAGTAGTAGAACAGCGGAAGGCGGAAAAGCAACGCAAGAAACGTGAAGCTAAATTGCTTAGGGAACAACTGACAGCCCTGGCTTGTGAACGTGCAGTTGAAGCTGATCGCTTAGCCTGGAAGAACTGTGTTAAACAGTCTCTTGCAAACTGGAAACCAATCAAGTTTGCAGATGATGCGCCAGCTCGAACGGCTAGAAAGTGGGGCAGACATGCACATTAGTAATGGGATTGGACGGGAAAATCAAATTGATCAGATTGTCTATTTCACAGGTAAAACACGACAGTTTTATCAAGCTATGTCACCGTACGAACTTGCTGTGGAATTGAAAATCGTGAAGATCCAGGCAGGGCTAGTATGACAATTTACGACAGAGAATACGTGTGTGACGATTGTCTTGAACAATGGGAATCGCGCTCAGAAGAACCAATGATATTTTGTCCATTCTGTATATCAGATGAAGAGCCGAGAGTTATCGGAAAGTGGAGGGCTTATGACTAGTATTGAAAGGATTAGGGAATACTATCGCGAACATCCGAACGCATCTTCTAAGGAAGTGTCAGAGGTATTGAAGATTAAAGAGAATACTGTCAAGGCTTCGATTTCTAAAGATGTGAAAAATCGTCGGGCAGTTCGTTTAGATAATGGTGGTATTGACTATACAGATTTTTTTGAGGAAGATGAATGGTTAAAAGCATTCCGTGAGTATCAGAAAGAGATTCTGGAAGAGCAGATTGAAGTCCTGCGAGAAGCAAATCGTAGAGAGATTGATAGCAACCAGATCCGCTTGAACGCTCGTGAGATACGGATGTTGCTGAATGATTTGGCTAGATTATGACAAGACAAGATTTAATTGAACTAATGGAAAGTGATGCAGCAATCGGCATCAAGGATTTTATGGCTATGCATGATCACTATGTTGCCTGCTTGATTACCCACAAGCAAGGTTACGACCATGACCAGTTGGAGTATATCGCTGCATACGTTAAATTTTTGGAAAATCATTTTATGGAGGACTTGTAATATGGCGTTTTTGTACGAATTAGAAGGGATTTATGCCCAGCTTCAAGCTATGGAATTGGACGATGAAACGTTTAATGACACGCTTGAAAGTATTGACTTTGAAGAAAATTTTGCGCAATCTTGCGAATGGTTTATCAAGATGCAACGTAATGCCGAAGCCGATGCAGAACGGTTTAAGGCTGAAAAAGACGCGTTCGCCAAAAAACAAAAAGAAGCTGAAGCAAGGGCGGAACGTTTTAAGGAACGTGTAAAAGAAGCGATGATGTTAACTAATCAACAGAAGGTTGATACTGGATTATTTAAATTATCACTCCGAAAAACGGAAAGTGTCACTATTTTTGACCCATCGAAATTAGCAGATGAATTTTTGAAAGTGAAAGTTGAACCGAATAAAACGGAAATCAAGAAAGCCATCAAGAATGGTCAAGTTGTTTTCGGAGCTGAACTGACAGAAGGGCGCAGTGTGGTAGTGAAATGAAAATTACAAAAGCGACAGATATAACGTTAAATGATTCCTGTTATCTCATCTATGGGAACCCAGGGTTTGGGAAGACTTCGGCATTGAAATACATCCCAGGTAAGACCTTGGTGATTGATATTGACAAGTCATCCAAGGTTCTAAACGGGTGCGAGAATATTTCTATTGCGGAAGTAGACTCGCATAAAATCTGGGACGAATGGTTGAATGTTGTCAAAGAATTACTAAAAGGAGCGGCTGAACCATTCGACACCATCGTCGTCGACAATGTATCAGAACTCTTTCGGGCTTGCTTGGCGAATTTAGGTCGCGAGGGCAAGAACCACAGGGTGCCTTCTCAAGCGGACTACCAACGGGTAGATTTCACTATTTTGGATAGTTTGCGGGCCTTATTGCAGCTGAAAAAACGTATTGTGTTCACAGCTTGGGAGACTTCGGATCAGTGGACGGATGAAAATGGCATGATTTACAACAGGGCCATGCCTGATATTCGTTCTAAGATTTTGAATAACTTCTTAGGCTTGACCGATGTGGTGGCTAGATTGGTCAAAAAGACCACTGAAGACGGCGAGGAAGTGAGAGGTTTTATTTTACAACCGTCGGCAAGTGTCTACGCAAAAAATCGTCTGGATGACCGTAAGGGGTGCAAAGTAGATGAGCTTTTCACTACGGAACTACCAAGTTGAACTGATTTTGGATATCAAGAAATCCATGCTTGCAGGCCACCGTAAAATCATGGTGCAGTCACCCCCACGGTCCGGAAAAACAGTTTGTATGGCTCACATCGCCAAGAATGCGACAGATAAGCAAAAGACGGTACTGTTTTTCAGTCATCGCAAGGAAATCAACGAACAAGTTTTTGAGACATTCAGCCGCGCTGGTGTCGACATGGGATTGGTCTATATCGGTACAGTTGGTAGTATTGTCAGGAAGTTAGGAAAATTACCTTTGCCGACACTCATCTTGGTGGATGAAGCGCATCATATCAAGGCTAGTCAATACCAACAGATTTTAAAATATTATCACCAGGCGGTACAGTTGTTTTTTACAGGAACTCCGATACGCTTGGATGGTTCTGGTTTTGACGATATGGCGGATGATTTGGTTGTCGGTAAATCTATCCTGTGGTTGCAGGAACATGGCAATATTTCAGAGTTTGACTATTATTCTATCAATCTGCTTGATCAGGCAAAGCTAAGGAAACGGCAGGGCGAGTACACGAACCAGTCGATTGATGATAGTTTTGATTTCAAGCAACAGCACGGCGATTACTTGAGCCATTACGAACGTTTGGCAAAGGGAAAACAAGCTATCGTATATTGCCATAGCGTAGAATACGCTGAGAGGGTTTCTAAGCGATTTTTTGAAGCAGGGTACCAATCAGCCGTAGTGTCTGGAAAAACTCCGAAAGTCGAACGAGAGCGGGCAATGCGTGCCTTTCGTGACGGAGAAGTGACTATCATGGTGAACGTCAATTTATTTACTGAAGGGATTGACTTGCCAGGTGTTGACGTCTGCATCATGCTACGACCGACGGCATCGTTAAGTTTGTATTTGCAGTTTGCAATGCGCGCCTTGAATCCCAGAGATGGCAAACGTGCCATACTGATAGATCATGTCGGAAATCACATTCGGCACGGTCTGCCAAACGATGACCGCTACTGGACCTTGGAAGGCGTTGATAAAACAAAATCATCCAGTAAAGAGAAGGAAGAGGCGCCTAAGACTTGCGAGAATTGCTTTGCGACATTTTATAGGGATAAGATTGTCGATGGAAAATGTCCTTACTGTGATGAACCATTGAAAATTATCAAGGATATTGAACAGGAGGCAACAAATGAAACGTTAACTTTAATCAACCAGGGGATGGAGTTTGTCTCTATCCGCGGTGAGATGATAGAAGTGACACGGGAAGAGGCTTTGGTCTACAAGCGTGTCAAACGATATGGTAAGAAATACGAGAGATGTGAGTCTCTCGCAGAATTAAAAGCATTTAGAATTATCCACGGTTACGCCCCAGGCTGGCTGTGGCACAAACAAAAAGAATTAAACCTTTGGAGGAATTAAGAATGGGACTTTTTACAGTAAATTATGAAGCAGCAGAACAATTTTCATCTATCGAAGACGGAACTTACGAAGTATTTATTTCACATGTGGAGCAATCTGCAAGTAAAGGTGGCACCGACTTCTTGGATATTCGCTTGAAAATCCGTGAGGACTTCCAGCAGAAGTTCCGCAACAATCTTATCTTTGACAAGATTTGGATCAACAAAGAAACCTTGCAATACCCTGAATTTGCTCTTCAGCGTTATGCTAAGGCGGTAAAATTGCCTGAAAACATTGAAATTCAGACCGTGGAGCAGTTTTTGAACCTTATCAAGGGTAAGAACTTGAAAGTCACGGTTAAGAATGAGCAGTCTGAATACAACGGTAAGACCTATGACAACCTGAATATCAAGAAATACGAGCAATCAGAATTGCCACCAGTTGCTGTCCAAGCTAGTCAGCCTGTTGTGGATGACTTAGATTTGCCATTCTAAGACTATGGCAGGAATGGTAGAATACGCCTTGCACTATGCTCGCCTTGGTTTTTCTGTCATTCCGATTGATAAGAAGAGCAAACGGGCCATAACAGCGTACAAGGATAAGACTTTTTCAGAATTAGAAATCAAGCGTCTGTGGCGTGATAACCCAGATGCCAACATAGCTGTAAAAACAACGGATTTCTTTGTTATTGATATTGATGTTCGAGATGATGTGGATGGCTATTCCAGTTTTGAAGAATGGGAATTGAAACAATATATCCCTGCCACTCTACAGGCGACAACGCCGAGTGGTGGCAGGCATATATTTCTCAAGAAACCTAAAGGTGTTCAAATTAGTCAAGATATTAAGGTTCGTCCAGGAATTGATATCAAAGCCCACCCGAACAATTATGTCTTGGTAGCACCTAGCAACAATCCCAAGGGAAAATATGTCTGGGATCAGTCTGTCGAAGAGATGGCAGAGGCTCCGATGGAGCTGTTGGACATCTTACAAGCAGAGAAGAAACCAAGCAAAATCAATTTTATAACTAAATACAACCCAGAATACAGCAGTAAAACAGCTAAGCTATTTGAACAAATTGTTTTCGGTTTGGGTGATGAAGGTGGAAGAAACAATAATCTAGCTAGTTTGATTGGCGGGTTATTGATCCGTGGTGTTGATGAGGAGGCAGCTTATATGTTAGCAAAAATAGCTAATCATTACACGCCAAGTCCTCTATCTCAGCAGGAGGTAGATAGGACATTTGAAAGTATGTTAAGAAAGGAGCTTGATAGGCGAAGTGGTATTGGATATAGCGAAGATTAAAGCAGAGTACGAAAACGTCGTTCCACATCCAGCTGTCTACGAAAAACCGACCGACTGGCGTGAGATTCGTCTGGCCTGTCGTGATTACAGAAACGACTGGCTGGAAAAGGCTAAGTGGAAAGAAACGCAGTATGGAACCATGGAAGAAATAAAAGAGCCACCGAAACGCTTGACAGAGTTAGCTGTTGCGGAAGGTTTGGAACAAATCCTATATGTCATCAACCTACCGAACGACAGGGTGGCGGTTTATGATCCTGACGCTGGTTATTATCATAAAGACCCATCTTTTGCTTACAAGGTTATCAGATTGTTAGAACCTACTTTTACCGAGACACGGTCCAAGAACGTACTATTCATGTTAGCAGCAACCAAACGGAAATATCTATATGATGGATTCTCATGCGATTTTTCTATCGGGGATTACCAGGATCCGAAACGTTTCATTCTGGTGAAAAACGGTATTTTTGACAAACAGTTGAAGAAGATGTCGGGTTTTACCCATCGGTTCGTGGCATTTTCAACCATTGAGACAGAGTATGATCCGTTTGCGGCATCACCAAACATTGACGGTTGGGATGTAGATAGTTGGTTACTGGATTTGATGAGCGGTGACGAAGACTTGGTTCATCTCTTATGGCAGGTTATTTCAGCCAGCCTAAATGGGAACTACTCGTACAGGAAGTCTATCTGGTTTGTCGGTGAAGGAAATGACGGTAAGGGTACGGTCCAACAATTGATTACAAATATTGTCGGTATCCGTAATGTAGCAACCTTGAAACTGAATCAGTTTTCGGAACGTTTCGCCTTGTCAATGATTGAAGGTAAAACTGTTATCATCGGGGACGATGTGCAGGCTGGTGTTTACATTGATGAATCGTCGAATTTTAACAGCGTCGTGACTGGTGAGCCAGTATTAGTCGAGGAGAAGAATAAGCAACCTTACTCGACCGTGTTCAAAAAAACCGTCATTCAATCAACCAACGAATTGCCGAGGTTTAAGAATAAAACCAACGGAACCTATCGGCGTTTTCTTATCATCCCCTTTCGGAAGACATTTTCAGCCAAGGAAGATAATTGGCAGATTAAGGATGAGTACATCAATAGGGATGATGTGAAACAGTATGTGTTGAAAAAAGCCCTTGAGTTAAACTTCACACGATTCAGCGAGCCACAGGCAACGCTGGATGTCTTGGAAGAATTTAAATCTAGCAACGATACAGTTAAAGCGTTTATTGACGAATGGTTCGGAACATTTCAATCCGAACGCCTGCCGGTCCGTTTCTTGTGGTGGTTGTATCAGGAGTGGTGCAAAGAAGAAGGGATTACAAAAGTGGCTAAAGGAAAGTTTGAACGTCAGCTCATAAAATTACTCCCTGCAGAATGGGAGAAGAAAAGAGCAAAACCGACAAGGAGATTCAAACCATCGCTGGATGTTCCTCGCAGATATACAGGTTTTTATTGGGATAACGATAACGACCCTAACACGACTGCAGTTTGTCTTGATAAAAAGTTACTGGTTACTGATTAGGTTACCGAACTTTTATAGATAGGTAACCTAGTCAAACCCTTGATATTACTGAGTTTTTGATAAAAAAGTTACTGGTTACCTATCTTCTCTTATTATTTATTAAATTATAAATATATAAAATATATATAAATAGAAAATAGGGGGTAACGGGTAACTTTTAGGGGTGGAACAAGGGCTAAACCCTTGATATGACTGGTTTTTTGGAGGTTATCTATCTTTTTTCGAGATGTGTAACCTTTAGTAGGAAATATATGGAAAAAGAACATAAAATACAAAATGATATTCGAGTTGGTTTGACGGAGGCTGGTTGTCTGGTCTTCCGTGCCAACGTTGGCAAAGTCCGTACGTCTGATGGACGATACTTTGACACAGGTCTGCCAAAAGGTTTTAGTGACTTATTTGGATTTAGACAAGACGGACAAATATTTTTCATCGAAGTAAAAAACGAAAAGGGTCGTGTACGACCAGAGCAAGAGAAATTTATCGATCGAATGCAAAAGTTCGGCGCCTTAGCCGGTGTGGCTAGGAGCGTTGAGGATGCGATGGATATCGTAGGAGGAAAAGCAAATGGAACAATTTAACAACGTAACCAAACCAAAACATTACCAAGGTAAGTATGGTATGGAAGCCTTGGATGTGGTCAAGAATTTTATCGGCAATCTAGCCGGCGAATGTGCTTATTACTGGGGCAATGTCATCAAGTATCTGTTGCGATTTCAGCAGAAGAACGGTGTCGAGGACTTGAAGAAGGCTAGACAACATTTGGATTGGTTGATTGAGGAGATGGAGGATGTATCTTGAAATTTCTTGACCTATTTGCTGGCATTGGCGGTTTTCGTCTTGGTATGGAACGTGCCGGTCACGAATGTATCGGTTTTTGCGAAATAGACCAATTTGCCAGAAAGAGCTATAAGGCGATACATGATACGGAAGGAGAATTTGATTTTCATGACATTACAAGAGTCACAGATGAGTCTGTTAGAGGAATCGGACGTGTGGACGTTATCTGTGGAGGATTTCCGTGCCAGGCTTTCAGCATTGCTGGAAAGCGAGCAGGATTTGAAGATACTAGAGGGACTTTGTTCTTTGAGATTGCTAGGTTCGCATCTATTCTCAGACCTAAATATCTATTCCTTGAGAACGTCACTGGACTCCTTAACCACGACAACGGAAATACATTTGAGACCATCCTCGGAGCGTTGGATGAATTGGGGTATGATGCGGAATGGCAAGTGTTCAACAGCAAGAATTTTGGAGTCCCCCAAAACAGAGAGCGGGTGTTTATTATCGGACATCTTAGAGGAGCAGGTGGACGAGCGATATTTCCTTTCGGAGGAGATGACACAGCGATTGAACAAGACAAGCAAGGCGTAGTCGTTCAAGTCGGAAATTTGCTTGATACAGATAGTTTTGGAGGCAATCCGCAAGTAGGTCGTATCTATGATCCAAACGGCATCTCTCCTTGTCTCAATACGATGCAAGGTGGCAATAGAGAGCCTAAAATCATCCAACGAGGCCACGGATACAATCAGGGTGGCGAGCATGATATCACCCCGACATTGACCAGCAACAGCTGGCAGGAGAATAATCATGTTAAGGTTTATGATTTTTACAACCGAAAAACCAAAGACGAGGTTGGCACACTCACTGCCAGTGGCCATCAGGGGAATACCAAAGCAGGGACATTCGGCATATTAGATGGTATCCGCATCCGCAAACTGACACCTCGCGAGTGTTGGAGGTTGCAAGGTTTTCCAGATTGGGCGTTTGATAGAGCCCAGGCAGTAAACAGTAATAGTCAACTATACAAGCAAGCTGGTAACTCAGTCACGGTTAATGTGATTGAGGCGATAGCGAGAAAATTGGAGGAAACAGATGAATAACACAATTGAAAACGTAAAGATAACCAAAACTTTCTTGGGCAGAGAAGACCATGGAATTTAAACTTGTTATCTGACTGTTGAGGGATATGGATTTGGAGTATCTATTGGAGGATACTGCCTAGATAAATACGACGAACACAAGAAAAAACGAGTAGCTTTTCACAAGAGCTTTGAGCTGATAGACCGTATCTTGGAGGTTGCCGGTGCAAATAGCTGGGAAGAACTGCAAGGGAAGTATATACGTGTTAAGAGTAACGGTTTTGGAGGTAGAGTAACGAAGATTGGAAATCTTATTAAAGATGATTGGTTGGACTTTGATACCTTTTTCAAGTCTAGTGGTAAAAAGTCAATAGAAAGTTGAGAAAATTCTAGTTGTTTTTTAGAAAACAGGGTGCACTAAAAACACCTAGTGAAAATCGCTTTTTTTCACCAGTTTATCCAAGGACTTGTGCAGATCATTATCTATCTTCCATAAGCCTCCTTGGTGGCGCATAGAGTTGGCGATTGCGTAGTAGCGCATCCACCAGACGCACAAATTTTCTAGCGGTTAAGACGATGGCTCGTTTGTGTTGATGTTTAGGAACTTCATGATACTTCTTCTTGTAAAAGGTTTGATACTCACTATCGTGTCGTCTGACCGAGTTGGCGGCTTCAACTAAGTAATAACGGAGATAGCGGTTGCCTCGTTTGACAAGTTCAGTATTTTGAGAGTTAGTGTTCCCGGATTGATTCTGTTTCCAATTCAAGCCTGCATATTTAGCGACTTGAGGGTGGTCTTTAAAGCGATCAATCTGTCCAATTTCAGCGATAATGCCTGCAGCGTACACTTTCCCCACACCAGGAACAGAAGTTAAGCACTGGTATTCAGGGATGACTTCTACCATCTCTTCAATAGCTTTATCAATATCCTTGATTAATTTCTCAAGGTTTCTGATTTCTCGAGCTAATAGACCGAGAATAACATTGACAGAATCTTGTTGTAGCTTGGGTAGACGATAAGATCCCCTGACAGCTGATTGAATAGCTTTAGCTAATTTTTCAGGCGCTTTGAATCGTCCTCTCCCCAATTTTTGGATAAAGTCCGCTAGGTCGTTGAGAGGAACGGTCGCTAACTCGTCGAGGGTATAGTCTTCAGTCATTAAGGAAATAATGGTGCTAGACCAGAGAGAAGTTGTGAGGCTCTCATTCTTGATTTCAGTAGATAAGGTATTGCACTTATAATAAATATTTTCAATAAAGTGTTGTTTTGTTCTTGTCAACTGTTCAATGAGTTGTAGTCTCGTTCTGGTTAGGTGTTGGAGAGCCAAATACTTTTCTTCTTTGAGAAAAGCAGGTGAAAATCGCTCAGCACGAAAATAATCGGCGATGTAGAAGGCATCAATAGTATCATTTTTACTTTCTTCAAAGGCTTCCCGATATTTCTTAATCTTATTGGGTTGTTCCACCATGACTTCAACCATTAGAGCTTTCAAGTCGCTATCTTCATGAAAGAACATGGCAGGGTGAAAGCTATAAAGGCTGGTAGCTTCCATACCAATGACGATGCGCTCAAATGACTGGGAATCATTGAGTTCAAGAATTTGTTTCTTGATTTCTTGAGCCCCTACTAGGTCATTAGGAAGAGAAGCTGTAAAGGGAGTTGTTGTATCACTAAGCATGATACAGACATCTAATTTGGTAGAGCTAACGTCTAAACCGACAAAACATTTCATTTGGAAGGTCTCCTTTCATTTGTATTTGGAAAGTTTCTTGACTACTGTAAGGTTCCCCAGAAACACGTTGAACCAACAGCCTCGCATAAGAGAATTCTAGTCACTAGCTCACCTGCCGCCTGTACGCTACTACGTACAGAAGTGAGCGTAATGGAAACAGCTAGTGTGTTGGAAGTAGGCACAACGCTTGGGTAACAGACTTAAAAATGAAGTCTAAGCAACAAGGAGAAAAAGAAACAACCATGAGTCCATTCCATGACTCTATTGTTCTGGAAAACCTTGCAATAGTCAAGTTAACGTTATAACAATTATTAAAAATTCGGGATTGAAAAATCCCCATAAACTTATTTTACGAGGAGTAAACAGATGAATAAACAGGAAGCGATAGAGATTATTGAGCAAAATAAAATAAAACTAAGTAGACTTGTAGAAACAAACAGTGGAGCAAATTCAACTCAACAAAAGATAAAGTTAGTTGATCACGTACCTCTTGAAATCGTCGTAAATACAATTGATAAAATTGGTTTGAAAAAGGCTGTGGTGCCAAGGTTTGTGGCGGAGTGGATTGAAAGTGAAAAAAGTAGAAAACGAAGATTGTCACAGGCATTATCAAGTGTTTTTGATGAACTTGAATTGAGCTTGTATATCAAACAGCAATTAGGTGATTATACAGAGATTATCGCCCGTGCCTGGCTAGACGGCTATGAGGTTGAGCAGGAGCAGCTGTACACGGTTGAGATACCGAATCCGAATGCAATCCATGACGATGTTTATATTTTAGGGAGAACCCTATCAGGAAGTATTGTTATTTGGCGTTCCATAGGACGGAATGGTAATAAAAATTATGATAGCGATTTTCAACTCACCGAATCCGAAATCAAACAGGATTTTGAGTGGGCGTGGCAGTGGGCTAAGCCTGTGGAGGTGGAGTGATGATTATTGAACGTTCGTGGGGATTTCCGTCGAAAAACACTTTTTCAATTAAGCCTATAGCCGAATTACTTGACAAAGAAGTAAAAGATGGTATTTGGATTGATCCTTTTGCGAACAATTCCAAAATCGCAACAATCACAAACGACTTAAGTGAAGAATTTGATACAGATTATCACATGGATGCCCTGGATTTCCTAAAAATGTTTGAAGATGAGTCTGTAGACGGCGTGCTATATGACCCCCCCTATTCTACAAGACAAATTTCAGAAGTCTATAAAGGTGTTGGTCTACCTGTCAAAAAGGAAACTACCCAATCAACATTTTGGTTGAGGCAAAAAGCAGAGATTGCCAGGATATTAAAACCAGGAGGAAAAGTTATCAGTTTTGGTTGGAATAGTTGCGGAGTAGGAAAAAAGCATAATTTTGAGATAGTAAGAATCTTGCTTGTTTCGCACGGTGGTCATCACAATGATACGATAGTCACAGTTGAGGTCAAGAAGGAGGCAGAAAATGATACCGAAGTTTAGGGCGTGGGATAAGATATCTCATGCGTGGAGACATGATATATACATTGGGCTTGATGGTTTAGCTAAGGACCTTTCCCGCACGGGAGAAGAGCCTTTTGAATTCCCTTTAGACAATGTCATCCTCATGCAATCCACAGGGCTGTTTGATAAAAACGGTCAGGAGATATTTGAAGGAGATGTGGTTAAAATAATGGATGAGGATGGCGATTCAGAAATAAGTGCAGTCACTTTTAAACATGGTGCATCAGGTATGACAATCACTGGGGTATTTGTACCCTTTGTTACTATGATTGTGGAGGCTACGGTTGACTACACTCTTGAAATCATCAGCAACATCCATGCAAATCCTGAGTTGGTGGAGGGGGTAGAAAATGAATGAAAAACTAGGCGTGCTACTGGTCGATGCGCCAGAGCCGAGACATGCAAAGTATAACTACTTAGAATATAGCGATGGAACTCACAGTATTTTCATGGCAGATGCAAAAGAAACGGTTAGGGCAGAGGCGATGCTTTGCACCCAAGAAGAAGCTAAAAAATACCCACAATTTCGATGGGTAGCGTTGGATGATTTATCTTAAAAATTAAAAATACAAAAGGAGTAGAATATGATTTACAAAATTAATGTTGATGGAAATGAAATTGAATACGGAGCGTTGGTTGAAAAATCAAGCTTTACAGAGAAAGAGTGGTCAGCAATCTATGCAGAGGTTGTAAAGCAAAATCAACCAGTAGTTTATGAGCAGAAAAAAGATGATACTGATTACATCAATGCATTCGGAGCGCTGATTTCACTTGAAGAACGCTATGAAGCCTTGCTGGACTTACTGCCACAGGAGGAATTTTCATATGCTGGAGCCCATCCAAAGTGGGTAGCTGATGCGGTGGAAGAAAGTACCCTTGATAAAGAAACGACAAAGGAAGATGTTGCCTCTTTGCTAGAACAATGTGAAACACTTGAAGATTTGAAAGAGGGGTTGGTTGACTATTTTGAGTTGGAGGAATTAACCTAATCTAAGGCTATCCGACTGTCACAGGTCGGTTGGTCATTCTGCCGAAAATAAATTAAAAAGGAGGACTCCTTTGTAGATTAAAGTCACATTATTGGACCAATGGCAGTAAGGTCAGCCACAAAATATAAAACTTTACAGTCGTTGCCCTTGCGGATTGTGGTAAAGCAAGGGAAATACCGCAAATAAAGAAAGGAATTATTAGATATTCACCGTCCGAAAATCCTATTGCGGTGCGGGTTGAGGGCAAATAAAAAAAGCCAAGGCACTCTCTGCCCTGGCTGTGGTAAATAACTCACATACATTATACCACAAAGGAGACGAGAGTGAACAAGGCTAAAGAGCTCTTGAATGAGCTACAAAATCTTGATATGGATATTCAAAGCCGTATAGATGAAATCAATGAGCTTGAGGCAGGTTTGCTCTCAAGCCCCAAGTGGACAGCAGACAAGGTCAAGGGTGGTCAGGCTAAAAAGGTTGATGATATCTATACCCAGCTGATCGTGATGAAAGAGGCGATTGAACAAGATACCAATGAAGTTATTAACAGGAAACTTGAGTTAGGTAGATTGATTAACAAGCTGAAAAATCCTAAACATAGAACCATCTTGAGAATGACCTACATCAATAAGATGTACGTTGACGACATCTGTGACAGTATGGGTGGCATGAGCTCACCTACCTATTACCGTTTGAAGAAACAGGCAGTAAGGGAGCTTGATGTCATTCTTTCAGAATTGATAGTAAATGATAGTAACGGTACAGGCATGAAGTCTAAAATCTGCTAGAATGGTAGTATCAAGAAATAAGGGTAAGGCAGTAAGCCTTCCCTGACATGGAGAGTTGGCAGAGTTGGTCGAATGCGCCCGTTTGCTAGACGGGTGGCCGCCTACGTGCGGTCCGTGGGTTCGAATCCCACACTCTCCTTTGAGTGTTTGTGTCCCAGAACGGGGTAAGTCGTTGGACGAGAATTCATATATCACTCATTAACTTTGAAATGGTTGCGGATGCGACTAGGCCCTGTATGATTGCACAGCTACTTATATCCTAGGTAAGTTATAAGTTGGGCGGTTTGATTCCGCTAGGGGTCTTTCTCCTATATTTTTCCCACACAACGAAGTGTGGGTTTTTATTTTATTGAGGAACGGAGGTGATAAGATTGCTAAAAATTGAGTATGTGCCAATCAACAACATCTTCCCTTATTATAATAATGCCAGAAATAACGATGGGGAAGCTGTTAAAAAAGTAGCAACTTCAATAAAAGAGTTTGGTTTTCAACAACCTATCTTAGTCGATGAAAACAATGTGATAATAACAGGACATACAAGGCTCAAAGCCGCGCTTTCAATTGGATTAAGCACAATACCTATTGCTTATGCTGACAACCTGACGGATGAACAGGTTCGAGCGTATAGACTGGCTGATAATCGTGTAGCCGAGTATTCAAGTTGGGACAAAGCCGCGCTTGCCTTAGAACTTGAGGCCTTTGAAACAATTGACATGTCAGATTTTGGTTTTGATTTATCGGGTTTTGAGTTAGCTTCAGAAGACGAACTCCCAATAAATGAGTTACGTAAGGATGGGATAATTGACAAAGAACATTACAGTGAATCACATAGAGAAACCACTGTCAACCAATATAATTTGCGTGATTATGACGCAACTCGTGTCGACGGTAAATATAACATTCCATCACTTGAGCCGGTTACCTATGTGCCGAGTAAATTACAAGGTTTTAACTATATCCTTAACAAGCCCGATTATTCTGCTGGGATACACTTTTTTCTAGATGACTATCAATTCGAAAGGATTTGGCAGAGGCCAGAATTTTATATCGAAAAACTTACTGAATTCGATTGTGTCTTAACGCCAGATTTTAGTCTTTACCAAGACATGCCGATAGCTATGCAGATTTGGAATGTGTACAGGTCTCGATTAATTGGACAGATGATGCAAAACTATGGTTGTACAGTTATTCCGACTGTATCTTGGTCACGTCATGAGAGTTTTGTATTTTGCTTTGATGGTTTGCCACGAAATGCAACTCTCGCAGTATCAACAATCGGGGTTAAAAAATCTTCTGAACAGATGGCTGCATGGCGCTCTGGTATGGATAAGATGATCGACGAGTTATCGCCAAAACAGTTGATTGTTTATGGCGGCGAAGTTGAGTACGATTATAAAGACATAGAAGTTTTTTATTTCGATAACGAAACAACAAAAAGAATGAAAGAGAAAGGAACGTAGTTATGGGAGGCAGAGGCGCTAGTATCGGTGGAGGAGTAAAAAGTGCAAGTCAGTGGGCGAAGGCTATAGAAGAATCCAAGAAAAACGGACCAAGTTCTTATCGCCTAAAGATGTACAAAAAATTAAAGGCAGAACGTGATAACGCAACGGGAGCAGCCAAAAAAAGAGCTCAAAAAAATTTCGATAACTTTAACAAAGGAAAAAAAATACACGACGAAGCTGTAAAGAGAAGTAATGAGAAAAGAAGGGCTAGACTTGATAAACAGAGAGAGGCGGCTAGAGAAGCGTGGGCCCAAACTACCACCACAACATACGAAAAATTCAAAAAAAGACAGACAAGCAAATTCAATGACTGGTATTTTCAAGGTAGATAGTTCTCGGACGCTAACAATGATATAGATAATTTTTAGAATGAGAGAAGCGAGGCGATGGCAAATGAACAAAACTTGATAGTCCCAAGCTCGGACGAAGCTCGAAAAAATGGAAAAAAAGGAGGCATTGCTTCCGGAAAAGCTAGAAGAAAAAAATCAAATCTAAAAAAAGCTTTTGAGACTATTTTACAGGCAGATGTAACAAGTTCAGTTGCCAAAAAACAACTAGAAGATTTAGGTTTTGAAGCAACAAATGAAATGGCTGTTGCAATGGTTATGATGCAGAAGGCTATGAAAGGCGATGTTAGAGCTTTTGAACAGATTAGCAAACTGGTTACTATAGATACAAAAGACCGATTGGATAAACAAGAACAACGAGAGCGTATAAAAGCTTTGCAACTAGAAAACAAAAAGCGCGAATTATCGTTGGAAACTAACGAAACGCATGAAACTGCACTTGATAGACTGTTCGATAAACTAGAAGAGGAAATAAATGGGAATTGATAGACTATACCACGATAAGCAACTCAGCATCTTAAAACGGGCCTTGCGTGAAGATTGGTACATGATGATAAACCATGGGGCTGTCCGTGCAGGTAAAACTCAACTTGATAACGACCTGTTCCTCATGGAGTTGCGTAGAGCGAAAAGAAATGCTAAGGCTTGCGGTGTTGACAATCCGATGTATATCCTCGGTGCTACCAGTGCAGGTACATTGCGGACTAACATCTTGCAAGAACTATCAGAAAAGTATGGGATAGATTTCAAGTTTGATAAGCATGGAAACTTCACGCTCTTCGGTGTCTATGTGGTTACGACATTTACAGGTTCTGTAGCTGGTTTGAGAGCGATTCGCGGTATGACGGCGTACGGAGCCTATATCAACGAAGCGACGCTTGCCAACAAGGAAGTCTTTGATGAAATCCGCAAGCGTTGTTCAGGTTTTGGCGCTCGTATTATTTGCGACACTAACCCAGACCACCCCAACCACTGGCTAAAAAAAGATTATATCGATAAAGCAGATGACAAGAGCATTATCGCCAACCATTTTACGATATTTGATAACACCTTCTTAAACCAGCGGTATATCGAGAACCTTATCGCAACAACGCCGAGTGGTATGTTTACAGAACGTGGTATCTACGGTCGTTGGGTCAGCGGGGAAGGAGCTGTCTATCGTGATTTCAAGGAAGACATGCTCATACCAAGCAAGGATATTCCAACAGACGACATCACCATCTATTATGCTGGTGTTGACTGGGGATATGAACACCATGGGTCTATCGTTGTTTGTGGACAGACGGCAGATGGTAGAGTCTATCTCTTAGAAGAATACTCGGCGCAGTATCAAGAAATTGATTACTGGGTGGAGATTGCCAAAGACATCAAATTACGGTACGGGAATATCTATTTCTACGCTGACTCCGCCCGTCCTGAACATGTCGCCCGATTTGAACGGGAACATCTAAAATGTGTGAATGCAGATAAATCTGTTCTGAGTGGAATTGAACAAGTGGCTAAGCTGATGAAGCAAGGTCGCTTTTTTGTTTGTTCGGAAAAGGTTGAAAAATTCAAAGATGAAGTCTATCAGTATGTCTGGAATGAGAAAACGGGCGAGCCAGAAAAGAAGAATGATGATGTACTGGATGCACTTCGTTATGCTATTTATTCGCACATGGCTAAACCAAAAGCCAAAGTCAAACGTAAATCGCTATTTGGCTTGTAGAAAGGATCAAAATGGAAGAAACATTAGTCTATAGTCGCTCATTGTACGATGAGCAGAATTTGGATAAAGATATCATTTACAAATTGATATTAAAGCATGACCAGACAAGTAGTAAACTCAAGAAGCTAAAAGATTACTACTTGGGTAAGCACGCAATCGAAAATCACACACGCAGAAGCAACCTGCCAAACTTTAAGACAGTCGCCAATCACGCCAAGGACATTGCGGATACCGCCACAGGTTACTTTATGGGCAATGCTATCCGTTATCCTAAGACCGACGATATGGACATTGAAGACCTGTTAGAAGCATTTGATAGTGCAGATGTTGATTCGACAGACTCAGACAATGCTTTGAACATGGCAATCTATGGCAGGGCTTATGAGTACATCTATGTCAAAGAAGGTGAAAATGAGCTGGTAACACGTAGTTTAGAACCAGAGAACACTTTTATTGTTTACGATGATTCGATTGAGCAGAAACCCTTGTTTGCGGTCTATTACTATCAAACAAAGGACGATGTGACGGAAGAAAGTTATTATCAGGCCCAAGTAGTGACTGAGACTCTGCAATACAGCATGTCTTTGCGAGAGCAGAAGAAGGAGTCGGAAGAAGGTGTCCCACATAGTCTTGAGGGGCTGCCAATTATTGAGTATCGAAACAATCGCTATATGGTTGGAGATTATGAGCAACAGATTAGCTTGATAGATGCGTATAATTCTCTGATGGGTAACCGTGTGAATGACAAGGAACAAGCTATCGAGTCCATCTTGGTCTTGTATGGTGCAGCACTTGCAGACACGCCAGAAGAAGCAAGGGAAGCAATGGAGATACTGCGAGAAGAAGGTTTGCTGGAATTGCCGAAGGACGCAAGTGCTGAGTTCTTGAAGAATGTCTTGGATGAGGCTACGGTCGAAGTACTTCGTAAGGCGCTGAAAGAGGATATTTACACTTTTAGTCACGTCCCTAATCTGTCAGATGAGAATTTCGCCGGGAATACATCAGGGGTAGCTATGGAATTTAAGCTTTTGGGGCTTGAAATGATTACCAAGACCAAAGAGCGATACTATATCAAATCTTTACACAAACGCATACAGATTTTTGCGAATTACTACAACTGGTCACAGATTTACGAAAACGCAAAGGCAATCATTCCGCAGTTTAGCCGTGGTTTGCCGAAGAATTTGTTGGAATTGTCTCAAATCATCAGCAATCTCAAAGACAAGGTTAGTCTGCGCCAGCTTATTTCGCTCTTGCCGTTTGTGGAAGACCCAGATGCAGAAATTAAAGCACTCGAGAAAGAAAAAGAGACTGCGCAGGAAGAGCCCACATTTAGCCAGAATTTGCCTTATGAAGAGGGTGTGACAGATGGACAATCAGAAGTATTGGGAGAAGCGGAAAGCCCAGAGGATGGTTCAGGCGATGGACCAGGCAGAGCAAACCGCAAAGCAACTCGACGAAATACACAAGCTGGCAAGTAGGCATATCACTTCAAAGATTGACCAGATTTTTGAGAGTTATCGCAGAGACCACGGACTGACGGATGATGAAGCTAAGAGGATACTGGCTAGTGTCAAGGATTTATCCGATATTCGGGAGTTAAAATTAGCTTTACAGAATACAACGGACAGTGAAGAGATACGGCAATTGCTTATCTTACTCGATTCGGCTCCCTACGCTTCCAGAATTGAGCGATACGAGGCTTTACAGAGGGAGATGGATAATTTACCCACCCGACTGTATAAAGCCGAAAATGAGGCATCTAGGACCTTCTATGATGAATTCATTCCAGATGCTTACTACCATTCGATTTTTGATTTGCAACAGCAGTCTGGTGTGGCATTTGCTTTTAACAGGATTGACCCAGAGGAAATCAGAGCTATCCAGCAAACGCCATGGCTTGGGGCGAATTACTCTGAAAGGATTTGGGGGAATACTCAAGCTTTAGCAAATGAATTACAAAAGCAATTAGCAGTCAGTCTGTTAACAGGTCGGTCAGCGCACGAGACTGCAGAAGTCATAAATGCCCAATTCGGAAAAGGTAGTTACAACTCACGCAGGCTGGTGCGGACAGAGGCCAGTCATTTCCACGCTGAAATGGAAGCTCTGGCGTATGAAGAAGCAGAAGTTGAGCGTTACAGACTTGTGGCTGTATTGGACCTGCGAACATCAAGTATTTGCCGAGAGCATGATGGAGAAGTCTACTTGGTCAGCGAAAGAGTGAAAGGGAAGAACTACCCGCCATTACACCCGTGGTGTAGGACGGTCACTATAGCGCTAGATGATGAAGAATGGTTGGTTAAAGCGACCAGAAGCGCCAGAGACCCAGTGACAGGCAAGACCATCCAGGTGCCTGCCAATATGACGTATAAAGACTGGTATGAGAAGTATGTTAAACCAAAATACAAGGCGGATAACTTGGACATTTGGAAGATTGAACGTGCCAATAACCAGTATGAAAAGTACAAGTCAATTCTTGGAGATAAGGCGCCTAAATCGCTTGAAGACTATATTGATTTGAAGTATAATGACAGAGAAGGATTAGAGCAGTTGAAGGACCGAGCTAGATGGATAAAAGCAAAATTCCCGTCTGAGAAGTCTTTTAATGGTCATTTTGAGAAACACAGTCATGAATTTGGGAACATTTCCAAATCAGATTATCTGAAATTAGGACAAGAGCTTTTATCAAATCCTATACAAGATAATATTCTTGGGTATGACACAGATTCTCGTCGTGTTAGGTATGATGTAAAAAATAATATCTACGTTCTAGGAAATAATGGAAAAGCAACAATCACGACAATGATGAAACCAGATGAAGGGAGAGCTTACTATGACAGAGAAGTTGCAAAAGACTTGGGTAGTTGATGGTTATGTATGGCTACATTGCCCTGTTTGCGGTCATGATGTTATGGACTATGATATTTGTGACACCTGTAAATGGCAAAATACTGGACCTGTTAACATTGACGGCGGTCCAAATAAGATGACGTTAGCTGAAGCAAAAATAGCATTTGCAGAAGGCAGACCAATTATTTAAATAAGCACTCAAGTAATCGAGTGCTTTTTTCGTGTTCAAAAACAGGAGAATGTTATGGACTTGTATTTTCGTTTTAGGTTGATTATAGAGAGTGTTGTGTTTATCATTGGATTTCCGTTTGTGTTATACAAACTCTATAAATTATATAAAGATACAAAAAAATAGAAAGGAGATCGCTATGAACAAGCGTATTAAGAAAAAACGTGAACTGATTGAACAAGTTCAGGGAACTAAAGAAGCTGTTGATATTGCATTGAACATCATTAAAAGTCTACTTGATGAAAACGCCAAACAGGCAAATGAAATTTCTGAGCTACGTTCAATCGTCGAACGCAATGCACAGGCTACTAATTCGAGATTTGATTATCTTGAAAAGAAAGTAGCTGACAAGCTGTCCAAGAAATCTTGGTTTAGTCGTTAACAAGGAGGTGGTCACTCATCTTGACAGCAGGAAAGACTGCTTGAAACTACTCTAAATTACTTAAAACTGGTCGAAATTGACCAGTTTTCTTTTTGGTCCAAGCATTGAAGACGGTAAAAGCTATGGAAAATACAGTCGGGGACGACTTTAAAAATAGGAGGTTCGCAATGAACGAAGAAACACAAACAGTCGAAGTGGTCGAAGATGACAAACAGGTAGCAGCTGAACCTGAACAAGTCACAACAGACCCGAAAGACGAAAAGAAGTACACCGATGCCGATGTCGATGCCATCATTGACAAGAAATTCGCTAAATGGAAGGCAGAGCAGGAAAAAGCTGAATCAGAAGCTAAGAAATTAGCCAAGATGAACGCCGAAGACAAGCAGAAGTACCAGCTTGACAAGCGTGAACAAGACCTTGCTGACCGTGAAGCGGAAATCACACGCAGAGAGCTAACCGCTGAAGCTAAGACGATTTTAAGCGAACGTGGCTTACCAATTGAGCTAGTAGACGTGGTTAATCTTGCTGACGCTGATAGTGTACGTGATTCCATCGATGCCATCCAAAAGACTTGGGAAGCAGCAGTCTTGAAAGGCGTTGCTGACAAGACCAAAGGAAGTGCACCGATGAAGAAAGCACCACAAGAACAACCAACCGTTGAAAAGTGGGAACGTGATTTTTTGAAATAAGAAAGGAAAAATAAAATATGCCATTTGAAAATATTAACACCGCAACATCCCGTGAAAAATTCTTAGGAATTATCGAGAAAGTTGTTGCTAAAAAATCTTACTCAGCTCCGCTTTTGCTATCGAATGATGCAGTGGAAATGAACGGGCGTTCATTTACTGTTACAAAATCTGACACAACAGAACTCAAAGACTACAAGCGTAATGCTGACAATGAGTTCGACCATGCACAAACAGAAGAACGCACATACACTCTGGACCAAGAAAAATACTGGGGGCGTTTTGTGGATCGTCTAGATGAGCGTGATTCAAACGGTGAAGTCAATGTCAATTATGTTGTCGCTCGTCAAGCTGCCGAAGTTGTGGCGCCGTACTTAGACCATCTTCGTTTTGACGCTCTTCTTGGTAATGTCAGCGATAATGTCGTACCAGCTAATACTAAAGGTGCTAATAATTCTTACCAAGCTGTCTTGGATGTTTCTGAGAAATTGGATGAATTGGACGTAGTGGAAAACCGCTTGTTGTTTGTGACGCCAGCATTTTATAAAGCGATTAAGTCAGAAATTGTCAACCTTCCACAAGGAGACACCAATCAAACTGTGCTTTACAAAGGTTATGTCGGTCAGTTGGATACATTCACGGTTTACAAAGTACCATCTAAGTACCTTAAAGGCGTACAAGCTGTTGCGACAATCGGCGGGGTAGTCGTTTCGCCTATCCAAGTAGATGAAACGAAGTATAACAACAACATCCCAGGTCGTTTTGGTGAATTGGTGGAACAATTGCTGTATACTGGAGCATTTGTCTTTGATTTTGACCAGAAGTACATCATTTCTATTGCGACCTCTAAACCAGAAGCGAAGCCAAGCGCACAAGGCAAATTAAACATCCGTGCAGAGCAGTGGGTATCTGGTGCAACTTATGAAGCTGGTGCTTGTGTACAGAACGAAGGTAAATTGTTTGAAGCCACTAAGAAAGTAGATTCATCCTCAACAGCTCCTGGCAGCGATTCAGCCAACTGGAAAGAGATTGTCTAGGAGGCTCTAAATGCGCTTTAAAGTTTTAAAAGAGTTTACAGATGATGAGTTTGGTTTTGTTCATCGTGTTAACGATGTCATCGAACTAACCAAGGAACGTCATGAACAGATGAAGAAAAACGCTAAATTGCAAGATGTGAATTTGGCTGATTACATTGAAGAAATCAAGACCAAAGGAGCAGAAGCTCCTGCAAAATAGGGGGCGGATATGCTAGAAGAATTAAAAACTTTGACAGGCGAGAGTGATGATAAAATCCTCTCGTCTTTGCTTTTGAGGGCTAAAAATATCATTTTGACTGAGACGAATCGAAGTCAGCTTACGCCAGCGCTGGAAGGAATGCAACTGGAAGTAGCACTCGAGTTGTACAACCGCCAAGGAAGCGAGGGCGAAACATCGCGAAGTGAAGGGGGCGTGTCTGTGTCATATAAAGACGGGCTGTCTGATACTATTTTAAATGGTATCCGCAGTCATAGACTCGCAAGGGTGGCAGGTCGTGCGTTTGAAGCGAAACCGACTGAAGCCGTATCTGATCCGTAAAGCTGTCATAGTGACGAGTGATGAGGGTATCAAGAAAGCTACTTATAGCGATGTTGCTACTGAGATACAGGCTGAGATATGGCCTGCTAGTGGTCGCTTACAAGCTGAGATATACGGTCAGAGGTTGGCATATATTTTGAATTGCTTGGTAGATCGTGAGACTCTTATAGATGAAGACGATGGCTTTTGTATCAATAGCGATAAAGTAACCCATAAAGTCATATCTATAAAACGATATACAAACCATCAAGTCTTGGAGTTGGAACAATGTCGCGATTGATAGGTGCTGACAAGCTAATTGCAAAATTTAGACGATTATCAGGACAGCAGCAAACCGAAATCATGGCAAAAGCTGTACACAACGCTGCCAAGAATGTTGTCCAGGCAGATGCAATTTTGCGGGCCCCTGCAAACAAAGATGATTTGCGAATAGGCATAAAGGTACGGATGTCTAAGTCTGGGAATCCGAGAGCTGAAGTGGTTAGCACATCAGACCATGGCGGATTTGTTGAATTTGGTACTGGTCCAAAAGGTGCTGCAAACCACGCAGGGATTTCGCCAAATGTTAGCGTATCTTATAGCAGTACACCTTGGTATGTCCATGAGTCCCAGATTGATGTGGGCCCTTATCGTTTTCAAAAGATTGGCGAGTTTTACAAGATGTTTGGGCAGGTTGCTCAGCCGTATCTTTATCCAGCCCTCAAGGATAATGAAGAGCGAGTCACGAAGAACATTAACAGATATGTCAAACGGAAACTAGTTGAAGAGGTCAGCAAATGATAAATATTAAGCCTATTATTTACAAGAAATTGAAAGAGGTTGCGGACAATGTGACAGATACATATCCGCAAGATTGGGAGAATTTCCCGGTTATCATCTACTTAGAAGAGGAAAACAAGCCTTACGAGATTACAGATGATACAGAACAGATGTCCTATTTGCGGTATAAGGTCGATATTTTCCACAATGATAGTACCTCGGAATTAGCCGTAGCGATTGATGCGATTTTTGCATCTCTCGGGCTAAAACGTACATCCAGCGTGGATACACCCGACCCAACGCACTTACGGCACAAAGTCATGCGATTTGAAGGGATTTTAGACTTAAACTCCCGAATCGTTTACCAATACAGAATGGAAGGATAAAACATGTTAGCAAACGGAATTAAATTGAAAATGAGTGAGACCAAGGGGTCTGGCTATGCAGTTATCGAGGGCTTGAAAGAAGTTCCAGAACTTGGTATTGACCCTGAGAAAGTTGAGAATACGACCCTTGCGGATACCATTAAGCAGTATGAATTTGGTATTGGTGACGCTGGCGAATTGGAATATAAATTCAAGTACGAGAATTCCAAAACGACTTCTAGTTATCGTACTTTGCGTAAGTTGTCTGATTCAAAAGCTATCCGTCACTTTGAGCAAGAGTATCCAGATGGTACAACTGTCCGCTTCTCAGCTCAGATTGCTGTCAAGCTGGGCGGTGGCGGTGTCAACTCTGCTATCGAGTTTACATTGAAATTGGCTCTGCAGTCAGATTTAGAATTCACTGATCCAGTAGTACTTTAAGGAGGTATAAATGTCAACACGTAAACCATATATCGTTTGGACCGTCAAGGGAACAGACTATAAATTGCGTCTTAGCACTCGCCAAGCCTGTGAAGTTGAAGAAAAATTGGGTGTTAATTTGCTCAAAATCTTTATGCCCAAACCAGGCGAACAGTTCAATCTACCACCTTTGAAGGTCATGTTGTTGGTTGTTCAAGGCGCTTTGCAGAAGTTCCATCATGGTATTAAATTGGATGATGTCTATGACTTGTTCGATGCTTACATCGATGAAGGTTATGGACAAACTGAATTGATGACTGATATCATCGTACCATTGTTCGAAGTATCGGGTTTTATTCCTCGGAACAAGGAGAAGGAAGAACCGACGTTGACAGCAGTCGAGTAGGTTCTGGTCCTTGTTCGGTCGCAGAATTGATTAGCGGGTTTTATCCAACAGCATTAGATGCAGGGATAGACCCGTTTTCTTTTTGGGAATACACTCTTTTGGAATTAAAAGAGCTAGTTGAAAGTTACAACAGGCAACAATTCCAAAAGCAGAAGGAAATAGCTTCTCATCACTTTATTCAATCACAGATGATAGCTCGCTTTGTTTCTCTGATGTTTCAGGAAAAAGGTGAAGCGCCAGACATTTGGGAGTTCTATCCTACTTTGTTCGAAGAGGATAGGGCGCAGATTGAACAAGCTCGTATTGAGCGTGATTTGAAAATCCATCAGGAGCAGATGAGGGCTTACGCAGAAAGAATGAGAGGAAGGTTCACAACTTCCGAATAAGAAGGAAAGGAGGGAACGATGGCTGTTACGTTAGAAGAGTTGAGAGTTATTGTTGAAGGTGAGATAGCACCGTTTCAGAAGAAGATGAAGCAGTTAGAATCTCAGATGAAGCAGACTCAAAACAAAATTGAAAACAAGACAAAAGGCCTTAGAGAGCGTGTATGTCAACAAGCTGGTGGCATGGCGACTGCTTTGGGCAAACTTGCTAAGATTACCGCGTTAGCTTATCTAGGCAAGAAAATGTTAGACCTTGGTATGTATTCTACCCAGATGGCTCTTGAAGTCAGTGCTTCGGTCAATCAAATCAAACGACAGATGGGCGAAAGTTCCCAAGCATTTTTAAAATGGATTGATAACAATGCCAACGCTATGAACATGAGCGTAGGTGAAGCTACTAAGTATGGAGCGGTCTATTCCAACCTGTTTTCCAACTTTATCAAGGATTCTAACAAGCTGAGCGCTTATACAGGTAAGATGTTACAGACATCCGCTGTGATTGCGCAAGGTAGCGGACGGACCATGACCGATGTTATGGAGCGTATTCGTTCGGGCTTGTTGGGTAATACCGAAGCTATCGAAGACCTCGGAATAAATGTCAATGTTGCTATGATTGAATCAACCAACGCATTCAAACGTTTTGCGAATGGGCAATCTTGGCAACAATTAGACTACAACACCCAGCAACAAATCCGCTTGATGGCGATTTTGGAGCAAGCAACAGCTAAGTACGGAAATACCTTACAGCAGTCTGTAAACGGTCGTATTAGCATGTTCAAGTCGCTGTTAAGCGATGCAGCACTAAATATCGGTAATGCAATGTTGCCGATTATCAACGCTATGATGCCTGTACTTAATTCGTTTGCTATGGTCTTGAAAAATATCACTGCCAAGCTCGCTGAGTTTATTGGTTTGATGTTTAACAAAAAAGCCAATGTGAAGAATAGCGCAGTTGGAAACCTTGCTCAGGGTGCACAAAACGCAAACGATGCAGTAGGTGGTCTAGGCGACGCCATGGACGGTGTAGATGACGCATCTGGGGGTACCGCAGGTAATCTAGATGATACTGCTAAATCAGCTAAGAAGGCAGCAAAAGAGCTGATGGGATTAGCTGGTTTTGATGAGATTACCACTCTGAATCTAAACAAAGACGATGGTTCAGATGGAGCGGGTTCAGGCGGTGGTTCTGGAGGCGGAGGCAAGGGTAGTAAAGGTGGAGGCTCAGGAAGCGGAGCTGACATCTTGCCAGAAATAGAATTGACTGATATGGACAACCAGTTTAAGTCCATATTTGACGGATGGGATAAGACTCTACAACCTCTTTTTGATTACCTCTCAAAATTAAAAGACCTGTTTAAAGATGGCTTTAACATGTCGTTCAGAGCTGATAGTCTTGACCGCTTTAAAACTGCTCTAGCAGGTATCTGGCAATCGCTGAAAGATATTTTTGCAGACGGAACTGTTTTACAAGCAGCCGCAAGGTTTGGAGAGAAGCTAGCTTTTGCTTTAGGTCAAATCACTGGTGCTCTAGCCAACATCATCATGGGAATTGCGGTATTTATCGCCGAAAGCTTAAATAAATCACTAAACGACACCAAATTGGATATAAAAGGTTGGCTGATACGTCAGTTCGATATAGCAGGCGATGCAGTCGCAAGCATTGGAAATATCGCTCAAATGCTCGGTCAAACGTTTTATGACGTTTTTACAAGTGTAGCTGCGACAAATATCGGTGCAGATATTCTTTCAGCGATAACCTATGGGACAATGGGGATTGTTGAAGTTGGTTCAAAATTAGGTCGCGATATACTAAGCGGTATAGAACAATCGCTAGTTGATAACCAAGATAAAATAACTACCGCTTTAAACGGCTTGCTCTCTGCCCTTGAGCCTACTTTCGAATCTATCAAAAACCTATTCAAGAATGCGTTTGAGGGGTTGAGCACAACTTACGATGAGCATGTAAAACCATTCTACGATTCGTTCAATGAAGGTTTAAGTTCTATATTTGGAACTTTGCTAGATAGCTGGAATAATGATGTTCAACCAGTGTTGGATAGCATCGGCGAAAAGTTTGCTGATTTATTCGACAATCATATTCAACCGTTTATCGATAGTTTTCTATCCGCATACGGACAAATTACGGACGCCTTAAAGTTACTTTGGGATACCATTCTGGTACCGCTATTTGATTGGATAGCTGCGAACATTTTGCCTGTCCTTGTCCCGACATTCCAGACATTAGCTGACTGGTTTGTCCAAGCCTGGACTGTGGTTTTCGATGTTTTGGGAGCTGTTTCGAAAATCCTAGGCGGTATTATCGAGTTCCTGGTTGGTGTATTTACTGGCGATTGGGAAAAGGCTTGGAATGGGATTGTTCAGATTGCTAAAGGAATCTGGGAAATGCTGTCTTCTATCTTCAAGTTCGTTTGGGATGCCATTGTTTCTTTCTTAAAAGGTGTTTGGGATACCATCGTTGCTATACTGCAGGCTGGTTGGGATGCGATTGTGCGAATCTTCCAAGGTATAGGCCCGTGGTTCGGCGAACGTTGGAGAGATATCGAAAACATCTTCTCTAAAGTTGGTCAGTGGTTTGGTCAAAAGTTTTCTGACGCTTGGAACGGTATTACAAATGCATTTAGCAATGTAGCTGGTTTCTTTAAAGGAATATTCGATAGCATTGTGGGTTGGTTCACGGATATCGGTAGAGCAGTCGGAGATGCAGTTTCGGGTGCGTTTAAGTCCGGCATGAACGGTGCAATCGCAACAGTTGAAAATGTCGTCAACGGATTTATCGGATTGATAAACGGTGCAATCGGCTTAATCAACAAAATCCCTGGTGTCAATATTGGGCGCATCGGTTATGTCAATCTTCCACGCCTTGCCCGTGGTGGTATCGTGGATAGCCCAACTGTCGCCATGATTGGTGAAGCAGGTAAAGAGGTGGTTATGCCATTGGAAAATACAGGCTTCTTACAAACCATGGGCCGTGTTGTCGGCGGTGCAGTTGTTAATGCTTTGGGCGGAGGTCTACCGCAATCATCTGGTTTGCCAAATGGCGACATCGTTATTGTGATTGGAAGTAGAGAGTTTGGACGCTTTACTATTGACGAGATTAACAAAGCTCAAGCAGAAGCGGGACAGCTCTTGCTTAACATTTAGGAGGTAAACATGAGTCAATTGATTATCAATGGAGTTACAGTTGTACCTCCTAAATCTTTTCAAGTTTCAGTCAATGATGTGGATGGAGAAACCGGGCGAAACGCTAACGGCGACATGGTCAGGGACAGAATTACAACCAAGCGCAAATTGGAATGTGATTGGGGGATGTTGACCCAGGCTGAGATGGCGCAGATTCAAAACGCTGTTCAGCCTGTATTTTTTGAAGTGTCTTACCCAGACCCTATACTTGGGCAGACGTCCAAAACGTTTTATGTTGGCGATAGGACAGCGCCTGCATATTCCTTTACTGAAAAATTTAAACCCTGGAGCGGTTTAAAATTTAGTTTAATAGAGAGGTAAGGTGGTTCACACGGTAACATTTAACCAAGCTATGTTAGCTAAAGATAGGGTGTTTGCCATTCGTGCAGGCGCCTATACTTCTAGCGACATCAAAGAAGCCAGTTTTAATTATGGATATATCAGCGGTGATACTTTCAAACCTGGCGGAACAGTTGCTGGTTCGGCTAAATTGACCTTTACATCTATCATTACTACTTTTAACAAGTTGGATAAGATTTATCCAGAAATTGGGCTCTTGGTAGGCGATAGCTATGAATGGGTCGCCATGGGTGAGTATTTTGTCAATGACATCAGTATTGACCGCAACAGGAATACTACCGAATTGGACTTGATGGACGGCATGTTCAAGCTAAACCAGCCCTATGTTTCTGATTTGACTTATCCTGCGCAGATTCGGGATGTTATTCGTGAGATTTGTGTAAAGACAGGAATAGAGCTAGAGACGGACAATCTAGGTCTTAAAGCTATCCAGAGACATATCGAAGCGAAAGCAGATAAAAATGACATTACTTTCCGAGAAGTGTTAAGCCAAGCGATTCAGTTACTTGGCTTTTCTGCTTTTTTTAATCGACAAGGGAAGCTTGAAGTCCGTGGTCTGACAGAATCAAGAATCACTGTCACTGCTGATAATTATTTTTTGCATGGTTTGACCAAGAGTGAAATCCAATATCAGATTGCTGGTATTACTTGTAAGAAAGACAAGGAAACGCTGACAGTAGGCTTACGAACTGGACGTTCATTGGAGCTTGAAAATAGCTTCATGAACCAGAATCTATTGGATGAATTGTATTATGAGCTAAAAGACATCAAGTATTACCCGTTTTCGCTTGATTGGCAAGGGCATTTGAAGCTAGATGTCGGTCAATGGGTAACGCTCAAGACAAACAAAAACGAGACCTACAAAGTCCCTGTCCTGAGTCAATCTTTCAGTTTCAAGGGCGGTCTTAAGTCTAAGATTAGCGCAGACAGTAAGGCTGGGAATGATACTCAGTATGCTTATAAGGGATTTTTAGGCAAGCGCATCGAGCAAATGTCTACTGAGATCGAAGCAGAGGTCCAACAGCAACTGGAATATAAGGATAAGGAATTTGATGAAAAAATTAATAAAGTCAAATCCGAAATCAACGACGGTATCGAGCAGTCAAGGGCGGAGGCTGAGAGGCATGCAGACAATATCAAGAGAAGTATTGATACTGAAATCGCTCAGGTCGAACAATCCATGCAAGCTCAATCTGAAGGACACGACAGGGAGATTGCGAACATCCTGTCCAAAAACCAGTCTATCGAATCGCTTGCCAACCAAGCCAAGTCGGATGCAGCAAGCGCCATCGCAAGGGCTAATCAAGTCAAGACTGAAGCTATCGCAGATGCAAGAGCGCAGGTTGCGACGGTCAGTCAAGCTTTAAACACTGCCAAGTCCGAACTGCAGACGGCAATCGCTAGTGCAGACCAAAAGGCTAGAGATAGTCAAGCAAGTGCTACAGCCTTGCGAAACGACCTTAACTTGCAAGCTAGCAAGATTTTGGCACAGGCCCAGGCTCAAACGGCTTTGACCAATCGTGTGGCGACGGTTGAAACACTGGCAGATGGTACGAGGTCAACAGTCGCAGAACTCTCTAAAACCGTTTCTAAGGCGACTGGAGACATCGCTAGTGTTACCAGTCGGACTAAGACGGTTGAGGATACCTTGAGCCAAACGAGGACCCAGTACGAGTCTCTGATGCAGACTGTCAATACTCAAACAGGGCAGATTGAGAGTATCAATCGCAAAACCGCTGACTTGCAGAGTGGAATCGACGGTGTGACGGAGCGGTTTGAGAGTTTGAGGATAGAAGACAACCTTCTGCTCAATAGCTCATTCAACGAAAACTTGAACCAATGGCAAGGAGCTGGAGTGACTATAGTTGATGGTAAGGCACGAATTACAGGAGAATTTAATAAAACTAAGTACATTTACCAAAGTATCAAGTCTCAGATAGCTAATGACGATGTTAGCCAGGTATACATAGCATCAATCTCAGTTAAGGTCACTAATTATGTGGCTGGTAGAAATCCATTTTTTGCGCTTTATATAGATGGCAGAAAGAACGACAGCCGAAATACGCAGTTTGGTGGAACATATTTGACAGCCAATCGTTTAGATGCGGTCAATAATAGAGGAGTTGTGCAGTTTGCGACTACCTTTAGGATAAACGTACCTCGAAATCAGATAAAGTCTCTTGATTTCTATATCTATGCAAGGGATTTTACTGGGGAAGTGGAATTTGAAAAAGTATCACTCAGACGTGGGGATATTGATTTAGGTTGGCAGGCTTCTCCAGAGGATATTCGCTCCGAAATCGCAACCTACAAGCGCACTGCTGAGGAATCCAGTGCAGAGTTGTCCCGTCAAATCCAAACAGTAGATGGAAAGGCAGTAGATGCTAAGACCTACGCTCAGCAGACAGCGACTGCAATCAAGACAAGGCTGGAGAGTTTAGAAATCTATAAGAATGCGGAAGGCACACGAGCTAGTCAGTATTTTACAGCTAGTCGAGATGAGACTGCAAGGCAGATAACGGCTGAACGCACTACAATATCAGATAACTACGTTGCCAAGTCTACCTACGACGAAAATGTCAGAGGAACAACTCTAAAACTCAACGAGATTAAGTCTACCGCAGATAATACCAAGCAAAATCTAGCGACTTATCAAAATACAGTTGATGGGAAGTTGGAAGAATTGACCTCAAGTACACAGACGCTTGATGGGGAAATCAACACTGCAAGTGCCAAAATCACTCAAAATGCACAAGAGATTAGCAAACGTCTGACAAGTACACAAGTCGATAAAGCAATCACAGATAAAGGGTATCAGACTAAGAGTGATGTTGATAATAACATCACAGGTCGTGGGTATATCACTAGTAGTGCACTGCAACCTTATGCGCTATCTACGACCGTACAAAATCTTGTGAAAGAGACAGCTGGTAGCTTTGAGCGTCAGATTACAGAAACAAGAGGTCTGATACCGACGGAAGTCAATCAAAATCTTTTTGATGTTGTTTTTAGTGATTTAAGAGCAACTGGAGGTACTAGCTTTGTACAATCTGATGATGGTTGGATTGAGGTTACGATTAAAAATAGGTGGTCTGGCTTCCATTGGCTTTATTCGGATAATATAAAGCCATCAGAAAAACAATATGTGTTGAGCTATGAGGCTTACCTAGTGGATACAGTCGCAAATACTGCCTATCTTGAGACGGACTTTGGCAGTCCAGACCAGTCTACATGTATCAACAAAACACCGAAGCGTTATACAGTCGTATTAAATAGACCTGCTAATATCTATAGTTACATCAATTTTGTGTGTAATTCCTCAGAAACTGGTAAAAAATTTAGAATTCGAAATATTAAGCTTGAGGAAGGGATTGTTGCGACTCCTTACATTGCGCCATTCCCAACAACAGTATTGTTTAATGCTGTTAAAGACACCGTAGACGCTCATAAGCGGCTTATTGGCAATGGCGATAGCATATCGCAAGCAATCCAATCTGCAAACAAATTTGAGCTGTCTATTTCAAGCGGTGGTGACATTTATCAAGCGATTGAGACGGCTAAAGGACTAGTCACAGAGGTGTCTGGCACTAATGGGCTTAAGACGCAGGTCAGCACGTTAGCAGGGTCTTATGCTGTTAAGAATCTGAATAGTTCTGGTGATATCTTGTCACAAGCCAACCTATCATCTGATTTATTCTTGCTTGAAGCGGCTAAAATACGTTTGAAGGGGAAGACCTTGGCTGATGAGATTCAAGCGATCGACGGTAAGTTTGAAACACTTTTTGTCGCAGATGGTACTTTTGCCAAATTAAATGCAACTGTCATCGGCTCTCAAGCAATCACGGCTGACAAGCTGAAGGTAGACCAGGCATTTTTTGACAAGTTGATAGCCAATGATGCCTACTTGAAACAACTTTTTGCCAAGTCAGTTTTTACCACTCAGGTTCAAGCTGTCACATTGTCGGCAAGTAAGATTTCAGGTGGAATTTTGACCGCGACCAACAAAGCTATGGAAGTCAATCTAAACGCTGGTCAAATCTTGTACTATACGGACCAAGCAGCTCTCAAGCGTGTTTTAAACGGCTATCCTACCCAGTTTGTCAAGTTCGCAACTGGTACGGTTACTGGAAAAGGAAATGCTGGAGTGACCGTAATAGGCTCCAACCGTTGGAATTCCGAGTCCTCGAATGATGGCGGATTTGTCGGAATTAGGGCTTGGAACGGTCCAAATATTGACCAAATCGACGTGGTTGGAGATACGGTCAGATTGGCAAGCTCAGCGTTTGAAGCAGCGGATGGATGGAATATCAATACCTTGCCTGGGAAATTAGACATCGATGCATTTAATGCTAATCACCGCGCTTCGTCCAAGATAAAAGTTGGGGATTTGTGGTTGTGGAAAAACGCTACGACATACTCGAGCATGAGAGATACCATAAATTTGATCATCGACAACTTACAGCTATTACACAACAATAAATCGACAGAGAGGAGTTATAGCTATACTCTGCCGGCCAAAGTTTAGGAAGGAAATATTTAAAATGAACCAAGAACAAATCAACCAAGCGCTACGTTTGACTAATAACGACCTCGTGGCAAAACTGTCAGAGGAGATGACAACGAAGAACTTGCTCGCTGTGCAACTAACTGAGGCACAGCAGACCATCGCAGGTCTGCAGTCTGAAATCGCAGACCTGGCCCAGCAACTGGACGAAGCTACTAAACCAGAAGAAATCATTGACCAAAAAGAAGGAGAATAATCATGACTGAAACTACTAACAATACTTTACTCGACTTATCAACTATTACAGAACCATTTGACCTTGCGACTGCTCTCGTTTACATGAAAGAGCACGGAGAATTTATCCGATGCAAATCAGCTAATCAAGACTTTTATATGTATCGCGACGTGCAGAAACGTCCTGCAATCGTAAACGGTCGTCGCAAGTTTGTCGATGTGGAAACTATCTGGGCTTTTAACCAATGGGGCGGTACCGCTGCGACAATTAATATTGCTGACATGCTCAATGAGGAGTATTGGATCATGAAATTTGATGAAAACGGAAATCCAGATTGGACAGACCCGACAGCAGGAGCGGAGGCGTAAAGCATGGTTATGATGTTATCTAAAATGCCACCGCATCCTGCAGGGATGTTTGATTTTCTACGCGAGCTTATTGCAACAGAGGACGGTCTTGTCCTCTTTTTGCTTAGTTTAATTGTGGTCATGGAAATCGTTGATTTTCTGTCAGGTACCTTTGCTGCTATGATTAATCCTGGCATTGAGTACAAGTCAAAAATTGGCATCAATGGTCTTATCCGTAAAATGATGGGCATTATCTTGCTGACAGTCTTAATTCCAATGTCGGTGCTTTTGCCTGAGCAGACGGGCGTGGCGTTTCTTTACACAATTTACGTTGGGTATCTTATTTTGACATTTAAGAGCTTGGTAGAAAACTACGGTAAAGCAAAAGGGGATACAAGTATATTTGCTAATGTGATTTTAGCGCTTGAAAAATTAGTTAGAAGCGAACCTAAAACCCTTGATACCAACAAAATTTCTACTGGGACTATCCAGTTTGATAAAATGAAATTAGATTTGGGCGAGGGGAATCTTTATTTTGAAGGAGAACAAGATGACAACGGTAAATGAAGTAGTTAATTTTGCCAAAGACCTTGCCAATCGTGGTCAAGGTGTAGACTATGATGGTTGGTACGGTAATCAATGTGTAGACCTACCTAACTGGATTTGCGGAAAATTCTTCGGCAAGCCTTTGTGGGGCAATGCCATTGATTTGATAAAGTCAGCCAAGCAACACGGCTTTGAGGTGCATTATATGCCTACTTCTGAGCGTCCACGTACAGGGGCTATCTTTGTCAAGAATTACTGGGCAGGTGACGGTATCAACTATGGGCATACAGGTTTGATTATCGGTGTTAGTGGTAATACCGTCCAAACCATTGAGCAAAATCTTGTTGGTAATCTGTCTGTCGGTGGTCCTGCTCAATATGCTAGTCAGCAAATCAGCAATCTTGTTGGCTGGTTTTATCCACCTTACAGCGACTCTACTGCAGTGGTAACACAGGCAAGCAGTGGCAATCTTGGTAAGATTAAAGACGAGAAGGGGACAATGACCGTTAAAGTATCTTTGCTCAATGTCCGAGACAAGCCTGGTTTAGACGGTAAAGTTGTGGCAACGTACACGAATGGCGAGCAGTTTAATTATGATTCGGTCTATATTGCCGATGGATACATTTGGGTATCGTATGTTAGCCGTAGCGGCGTACGTCGCTACGTAGCGGCAGGCGAGGAATCAAACCGTCGCAATGTTGTGCCTTATGGCACGTTTAAATAGATTTTCAACCCAGCGGTCTGCTGGGCTTTTTTTGTTTGCTGAAATAGAATGGAACCGCACATTAATTCGCACATGGAATTTGCTTGGAAAATAGACAAACGCAGTCGTATCAATGGTTTGCATGATTTCTATTCGCACATGGAAAATAAATATACCTTGTGCATTATTGTCAAAATAGCCATTTTGTCAATGATGGTTGCGAAGATTTTTCTTGACAAAATATAGGGATGTGTGGAATAATAATTGTGAACAGAAACGGTTTAAACACCTCCTTTCTATGTTCCGACATCGCTTGTCGTTAAACCCATGCCTTGTGGCAATGAGGGGGCGGAGGGACGCGCTCGTTAACAGAAGTATCCCATTGGAAATGCGTCCTGCCAATATCCCGTTGGTAGGATTTTTTTGTGGTAGGTGTAGATGAAGAGTAAGAGATTGAAACTTGGTCAAATTGATTTACAAATGTGTAAAGATTTTGATATTATCCAAGCTATGGATTATGATTTTCAAAGTAAGAAAATCTTGAATAAAGGTCGTGGTTTTGCGATTGTTTTGGTGCAAATCCAAGAATTGACTTTCCTTATTCCCCTGCGTAGTTATATGCCAAAAAGGTATCAGTTAAAGTATAAATTGCGCCCGTCAAACAGGGTAGGGTATGTCGAAGGATTGGATTTAGGGAAATCTCTAATTTTGGAAGATAAGAAATATCTTTTGAATACTAACTTTCGATTGCGAGAGGTGACAGACTACTATAAGTTGATGGATAACGATAAAATGATTATCAATAAACTTATTAAAGTTATTGTTGATTTTAATAAAGCTGTATCGGATAAGGATATTCACAAACTAACAGACCCTAAACGTTTTAAGTTTTCAACCTTTGTCAATTACAAAGAGCGTCTGAAAACTATTTCTGAGAAAGATTATTTAAAATAG